GTGAAAACGTTTATTCGTCGGATGATTGGTGTGGCCTGCATGTTGCTCGGCCTGTTCGCGTTGGTTGCGGTGCTCACTGGTGTGGCTTCCGCTCAAACCGACATCGGCTCCACGCTCACCAGCGTCAATGGCTACTGGACCACGGCCGAGACCCTCGGCATTGGCATCCTGTTGTTCGTGATTGGCCGCAAGGTCGTCAAAAAGATCTGATTCAACGGCGGGGGGAGTCAAATCCTCCCGCCTTTTTTACATCTGACTTGTGAAATCAATCATTGTTCAGTTGGCCCTTTGCCTTCTCGCTGTCGCTTGCCTCCTCTTTGGTATCCGTCAATCCCAGTTCCGTCCTCACCGCGTTACCTACTACCTGGACGGCCAAGTCGTTTCAACCTTCATGGTAACTAACCCGATGTATGTCAAATGGACCAGCCATTGGGAAACTTCTTCAAACGGCCTGCAACTGGTCAATACACCTGAAACCAATTACTACTGGCAACAGTGGTCAATTTTCCGCTAAATGAAAAAATGTCTGACACTATTCCTTTTCCTCGTTTGTCTCTCCCTGACTGCTCAGGACTTCATTGAAGAGAATGTCGGCACTGCAACCTTCACCTTCGTAAATACCTCCACGAATGAATACAAAACAACTGGCAACGGCGGGACTTGTCCTACCCTCTATTTAACAACTGACTTGTGGGGTCCTATTCAAGGTATGGATTTGGACATTCAGCCTCATTCTTATGAGACAATCACGTTCAATAACACTACTATGGGCGCTGCCGATACTGGCACTGCCTACGTCGCGTCTGTTGGGCCTCTCGCTGGCGGCGGTCCACAAATAGGCACTTATTACGTCACTGATTTAGTCATTGGAAGCCAAGACTATCAAAGCGGCTGGCAGAATTTCTCAGGGGTGTTTGATGTTAATCCTTCTGACTGCTCTATAACCACCAGCAACAGTGCTGCGGTATATACTAATTTCACGTTTTGTCTTCAGAATAACCTTTCTGTCAAAGCTACTGCTACCTGGACATACAACGGCTCCGTTGTGCAGTCTGAAACCCTTTCCCCGGGTGCCTCTGCCTGTTGGACAACTCCAAATATTGAGATATCGCCGACCCCGCAAAACTTCACTTACAACGGCACTGTGTATCCGGTCGGCACTGGCATCTCAACCGATGGCAATGGCAATCTCACTTTTACCAACGGATCTGGCGGCGCTTCAACTGGCGGCACAGGCTCGGGCGGTGATTACACGCCGACTGACAATTCAGGCGGATCAATTACAAACTTGGGCGGTGGGACAATTTCCTTTGGCACCGGCAATAATGATTCCGTTACTCCAAACACGAATGCTATCGTTTGGGGATCTCCTTCCGGCTCGGCCTCTGAATCAACACTGGAAAAGGGTTTTGACCAAACACACCAGGACCTAAACAACATTCTGAGCGGCGAAAACATCTTAAATAACAGCATAAATAACCAGCTTACTACGGTCACAAACGAACTTGGGCAAGTGATAACCTTGCTTTACCAGCAAACCAATAATGACCAAATCCCCGTTTTAATTTCTGCCATTACGAACCTGCCTCACGAGTTTCCGACAAATAACGTCTCCGTCTCGATGCCGACAAACCTGTCACTTTCAATCTCAAATTTTGCAACCGAATCCACACAACGCGGAATTTCCAATCTGATTGCATCACTGGTCTACAACTCAACCAATCAAAGCACCAACACTTCAGGACTGACCAACTACCTGACTGAATCAACATTTCAGAATTTCACCAACATGTTCTCCGGGTCGAATTCCAACTCTGAACCCGCCCTGGAAGCGAGAATTCTCAATGAAGTCCCTTCTAGTGCTACCAACTCCGACGCTGCCACTGCAGCGGCCTCATCCGTCTTTTCCAGCGCACTCTCAACCTTATCCTCGACTATATCCGGCTTTTCCAGTCCACCGGACGTTGGTGGAGACCCAGGACACACCACGATTTGGGAAATGAACTTTTGCGGTCAACAGATCGACCTTGACCCTGTTGACAATTTTCCCACCGTCGTAAATTTCTCAATCGGTATATGGGATTTCATCTTGGTCGCCGCTTACCTTCTCACAATTGCCACGACCTACGTCAAGCTGGTTCAATTCCTTGCCACTGTTGAAACTGGCGGTGTCCCTAACATGGATGTGTTCGCCGGAATAAACTTTGCCTGGCTTGGTGGCATGTTCGGCGGGAACTTCGTCGGCATCCTTGTCGCTGTGATTATCCCGGCAGTCTTATTAGCCATCTGGGTGGTTGCCGTCACTGCCATAATCGCCCCCTTGTCTGAATTCATTGGCATATACTCTGCAATCTCGACCGTTTTCTCCACTGCAAGCTCAACTACTGCCGGGGCTGCTGGTGTCCACCTGCTATTCTCATTTTTCCCGGTCACATTGGCAATCCGGCTAGTTACTGCTCGTATCCTCCTCTACTTCACAATGGCAAAGGTGACGCTCTTAGCCTCTGCCGCTTCCCGCTGGCTCTTTGGCCGATAAAACTATGACCGTCCTAGAAATTATCTCCTTCACCTGCGGGTTCTTAATCCCGTTCATCATCTATCGCTGTATCCGCCGCGCATGACCACCAACGACATTGCCAACGCCGTCTACGGTGTTTTCGCTGATCCAGCCATCGCTGATGCTTTCAGTTCCGGCCTTTACCTCGGCGCCGCGATTGTTGGCGTCCTGTTCGGCTTCACCATCCTTCGTAGCATCGTTTCCGATGGCCATGAAGATATTTAACCTGCTCCTTCTCCTGCTCCCCCTGCAGGCAAACTGTCTGACAGTAACCACCCCGTCATTTGATGACGGTGGAAATATGCTCCTCGGCTGGTCCAACGCCGTCCCGGGTTATCCTTTGAAACTATGGGCCATTGCCGACCTGATGCAAACAAACTGGGTCTTGGTCGACTGGATCAACTCCCCCTCCGTAAATTCTGACGGCAACTACAACGAATTTTCCGAGCAGTATTTGACTATCGTTTCACAACCTCAATTCGTCCTCCCTGGGGATCCTCCCCCGCCTCCTGTCATTTATCCGGGCCTCTACGACAACTTCACCGTCACCAATTACCAAGTTCAAATTACGGGCTATTTCCAGCCAGAGGACATTTACTTCAATCCTTCCGGTCCTCCCCAGTGGACCGACGGCTTTACCAACGCCATTGTTCAACACGACTGCTTCTTCAAGCTCTCCCAGGACATTCCACCAACGCCACCGTTTGCCCTGGCTGATTTGTCCTATCTTCTAACCAGTATTGTTACCGACGCTGCCAACGTCACCGCCTTTGACGACGGCTTCGGCCTCGGGTCCGGCATCGTCGCTACCTGCTTTTGTTTCACGTTCATCCGTTCACTGTTCAACCAAACCTCCGACCTATGACCCAAGTCCATGTAATCATCGGCAAACACCGCACTGACCACTGCAGCATGCAATCCGCGATTGACTCCATCCGTCGCCGGGTAATTCTTCGCCGCATTGACTTGCTCATCGAGGCGGAGCTCGTCGCCTTCCTTCGCATCCTCTTTTGCGTTGACTAAATGAGCATCCATTTTATTTCGGGCAAACCCGGTGGCGGCAAAACGCTTTACTCGGTCAAGCTGATAGTCGAGGAGCTGGTCCGATCCAATCGTTGCATCATTACCAACGTTCCCCTGCTGCTCCCTCGCCTCAACGAATATCTGCAGCAGAATTACCCGAAGCTCTTTGAGGAGCGTTTCACTGGCGAACAACTCCGCCATATATCTAGCCGTATCATTTTGCTGGACGAGGACGATCTGCCGAAATTCTTCACGTATCGTCCTGATGACGTCCGGCTCGAATCCGTATCCAACCAGGAATGGAAGGCCGGCAAGCGTCCTGACTTTAGCCAGGTAAAAGACGGTGGCGTCCTTTACGTGCTCGATGAGGTGCACATTGCTTTCAACGCCCGCGCCTGGGCGGAAACTGGCCATGAAGTGCTCTACTACCTTTCACAGCACCGCAAGCTTGGTGACGACGTAATTTGCATCACTCAGGCGATTGGCAACGTGGACAAGCAATTCCGGTCGGTTGCCCAGGACTTTACATACCTCCGCAATTTGAGCAAACAACGTGCTGGTTTGTTCCGACTGCCGGCCATGTTTATCCGTTCAACCTATGCGCAGCCGGCAACTGACAACTCGAAAGCGATGGAAACCGGAACGTTCAAATTGGACGTGTCCGGCCTCGCGAGCTGCTACGACACCGCCCGCGGCGTCGGCATCCACGGTCGGACCGGCGCTGACACCAACTCGCGCAAAAAAGGATTTCACTGGCTCTGGTTCGTTATCGGCCTTCCGCTGATTGTGTGGGCCCTCCTGCATTACCTTCCAATACTTACCGTCCGTTACATGAATCCGCATAATTCACCCCCTGCCAAGACCCTCCCCGCCAAACAAACTGCGCCAGAAATGAAACTGTCTGACACAAACGGAGCTCCAACGGAAGAAAAGCCACCCGCCACTCACAAGCGGCCTGTGACCTACCAGCCCCAGGACGACGACGGCCAGGATCTCTACTGTGTCGGCTACACGCTCCTGTTCGGACACCCAAAAGTTTTCCTGTCGGATGGATCTGAATGGGAAGAGCCTGACGTTACCCAAGTGACAAAGCACACCGTCACGATTAATGCCGTAGTCTATGCCATAAAACCACACCGGGAGCGTTATCAGACTCAGCGGCCAGAGTATCAACCGGAACCGGACAACGAATATCGCCAGCCCTACGCCACGGCCAGCCGACCGGTGAATGAAGCAATCATATTGCCGGCAATTCACGGCCAGGGCTCGTCCGTTCCTCCCCGGCTCAATGGCATCAGCTCCATGCAGCGGATGTCTCCCGGGGGCCGTCAAGTAATGCAAAACGCCTACGGGGAAAACCCATAGGCGTTTTGCCTGGCTAAATGTGTCAGACACTTCTCCTGCAGCAGAACTGTCCGACGTTTAATGCCGGCATTAACTGGCCGACCGTTTATGCCTGGCCAACATCCATTCTTGAATTGTCCGCCCGACCGGCCTACCGACACCGAAAGCCGTTTGAAACTGTTCGGCCTTCGGTTTACCAATGCCTTTGCGCCGGTTCCATTCTCGGGCCAGCAACATCCGGAAAAATTCCGACTTGTTTTCTGCGCTGGCGTTCTCGCTGGTGGTCATGGCCACGAGCTGCGCGGCCTCCTCCTCGTTCAAGCGTAGGGTGATCCTCATAACTCTTTGATTGAAACCGTGCGGTTGCTCAGGTTCGTTTGGTAGTAGCGTTCAACTTCATCCGCGAAAAAACCGACCGCGTGAAGACTGTTCAAATGTTTTTCCATCATTTCTTTCGTCCCCCATCCCACCGGTTGTTTATCCGGCTCGCCTTCGATCCGAATCACGAATTCACGGACAAACTTTGGCTTTGCTTGCGGTTCGCATGCCGGCATCTCGCTGGCCATGAAACCCAGCGCGTTAATTACGTCTTCGCGGTTCCCCTGGTGCCAGACAATTGGCACCCCTTTCCAAGTCTTCCGCACGTGGCACGTCATATCCCACTCTGCAGCTTCCCTTGAAATATGCCGTCTTGAGATCAGTAAAACCGACTCTTCATCTTTCGTGTAGCTCCAGAAGAATTGCCCGTCCGTGTAGCACCAGGCCGAATAATATTTGCTCGGCAACGGTGGCAGCTTGACCTTTGATGATAGCTTCGTCGAGTTCGCCGTTGAAATGTTCTCACCTTTAATATTTGTTTTCATAAGCTTTTTTTTGATGCTAGCCCCTGCCTGTCCCGCCTGTTGTTTCTGTTCTCACCCCTGCGGAGACTTTTTCTGAATCCAATCTCGGAATTTTTCCGGCGTGCAATTGCCATGACAGACACGTTTTTGGCCGTTACCTGATAGGCCGCGTGGCTGGCGTGGCAATTGCCCTTCGTCGCCGGAAAAATTCCGCCTCGCGAGAGCGGGAATCAAAACCCCGTGAAGAAAATGGCGCAGCGAACAGAAACAACAGGCGGGACAGGAAAGGGGCGGACGCGAAAGAAAATGGCGCAATGAATAAACAACTAATTTGGTCTTCAACCTCCCGCCCGCCGCAGGCGAACTATTCCCAACCAACAAACTTCACCGCAATCTGTCGGACAGTTTGCGTCTCACCTGGGGACAGTTGGAGTGTCGAAGAAAAGTCACTGGGATGTCGCGCAACGCAGCTTCCTAATTTTCGGAGTGGAGCGATCTCCCAGGGACTTTTTGAGACTCTCACAATGTCGGGGTTTCACCCCTGTCAAATTTATTTTCAACTTTTTTCGACCCTCTCTCCCCCTTTCGTAAGTGTTTGATTTTCAAGCAGTCCAATATCAAACATTGTGTAGCCTTAATCCTCCTCCGGTCCTGAAAACGGCCTGATTTCAAAAATCCGTGGTAAAACCTGCTCGTGCGTATGTGCGAGCAGTCTTCAAAATTGATTTCGGTTTGTGCGTGGTGTCAGCCCCCGGCACCGCGTCAACCGGCCGCCCCGGCGGCGGCAAATGTTACGCACGGCATTTGCCGCCGCCATTTTCGGCGCGTTCTTTACCTCGCCCGTGGTAGTCAACCCAAAGTGTTCCAGTTCAAACTGCCCGCCAAATGAACACTGCTTATTCAACATTTACGGGTCGGTCACGCGCCAGCAAGGGCAAAAACTTTTTCGGCCTGACAGCGGGAAAATTAAAAAGTCTACAACAAGTCCGCGAGGATACTTCAACCAACCTTTCCTGCCATGCCGAAAACCTCTTTACCTTCGCCGGCATTTACATTCAGCACGCCCGGGACCTGGCTAAATCCGGCTTCAAAGATGAGGCTCGCAACTGGTATCGGTTTTTTAACTGCTCGCAGCTTGTCGGCATCCTCACGGATCTCAAAGTATCCAACACTGCGCCGCTGGCTGAATCAATCCATTTCCTAGGCCTCGAATGTCACCCGCTCGACCCCGTTTCCTTCACCACCGACATCGAGGCCCTCCGCCATTGCCTCAACGAGATTTTATCCCATGTGCAAAAAACGTCCCCCAAAACCGAAACTGTCAGGCGCTTTAACCCTGGTAGGGCTCGTAACGGCCAACCTAGCCGTTATCGGCATCGCTCAAAAATTTCAACCCGTCTTTGACGGTGAAACTGCTCGTGTAACCCGCAGCGAGCAGAACAAAAAGCCGGGTCAAACATAACTGGCCGACAAGGCCGAAAACAACAAAAGCAATGACCAAAGCAGAATCGCAAAAGCTCAGTCTGGCCGATGGCTACGCCTTCGGAACATTCCAGACTTGGAAAAAAGAACTCGGTAAAAAATCACAAAAGCCTTATGTGCGCATCGGCGTTTTGATTGGAAAAACTGTTCATGAATTCTTCGACACTGTGCCACAGGGGGCAACTCTCGACGCCATCAAGCGTCCCGAGTGGCCTGTTGGACAACTCATGGTCGTCCACCAGCCTGACTTCAGCGTCTCTGGTGGCGGATACCTCCAGGCCTCCTGCTCAAAGCTCGAGCCCGTTATCGGCTGACGAGGTGGCGGGCGGGGGCCGCGCAGCGGCCCCTGCCCCTTCCTTGTCTCTTATAAACAATTCAAATGAAGTTGAAAGAAACCTTTCGGCGATAGCCAAGAAAGCTGAGTGCCTGCATGTCAACCTCGACGGCCTTATCAAGCGCGTGGGAATTGAACGGGTCGGTTTCCTCACTCTCACATTTCCTCGCATTGTTGCGGACCGAAGCGAGGCCTCGGGGTATTTCAATCGCCTCGCGACCGGAGTTCTTCGGCCTCAAAAATTGGAGTTTGTCGCCGTGCCTGAACGTCAGGACAATTCCGGCTTTCATTTCCACCTGGCAACTGCCTTCCCTTACGACATTCGAACTGGTTTCGATTTCGCAGCCGCTACCAACGCTGCGACCGTTAAACGCGAGCATTACTACCGGGGCGGAACTTATCTCCCCAGCGCTGGCGGATTTGGATGGGACAAGCGCGGCTCCTATCGTCAATTTAAGCACTGGGAACGTCTTTATTTTGAATCTGCAAATCAACGCCTTCGCGAGTGGTGGCATTACTTTCGTCCGGTGGCAACCCGCTACGGGTTTGGTATCTGTCAGACATTGCCGATACTTTCAAACGCTCAAGCTCTCGCCCGGTATGTTGGCGCTTACGTCACGAGTGCTTCAGTCACTCGCCTGGAGTGTGACAAAGGAATGCGCGCTGTTCGTTACTCGTTCTCTCGCCAACCTGTCGAATGCGATGGCGTCACACGTAAAATATCTCTGCGAACAGCCAGTCTCAAGTTTTCTTGGGCTGCCGGAAATGGCTTCAAGTGGCGCCGCGGACTGCAGCTCCTGGGCGCAGTTTTTGAACTCGACAGCGATGGGCTCGCCCGACTTTTTGGAAAAAAATTCCAGTATCACATGCGGCGGGCAATCTTTGCCCTTGGCGAACACTTTGATACCGCGCTTCCGTTGGTCAGCAAAGTCCCCGCATGGGCCGACCACGCCTCGCGAGTGCGTTTTCTCGTCACCCTCCTCAACTCCCTTCAGACGAAACAAGTTTTCGACCTCAACTTTTTGACGCATGAACCGGATTGCCCGTTTTAAATCCCGTGCCGAAATCGGCCCTGCCCTGCTTGCTCACTCCCTGCAGTTTGAGCCTCGTCGGCCCCGGTGTGTTGGTGGCCTCGTCACCATCCGCAAAGTAAAAAATATCGACACACTCTTGATGCTTATTCGTGCTGGATACCGGCCTCACCAAATTGGCGTCCGTCTCGTTAACGATCAGAGCTGACCCATGCGCGACCAATTGACATCGCCCGCGATAGCGGAACTGAATGCGCCAACGCGCATTGGGTCCGGCGATGGGTTGGCCCCCGTGTCTGTTTTATTCGCACGCTCTGACTCCATCTACAAAACGATGCCTGGCTGTGATGTGTGGGACGCTGAACGTGATGCACTCAACTGGCAAGGTGGTAATCCCGTGGTGGCTCATCCACCGTGCCGACTCTGGGGCGCGCTGTCAGCACTCTCGACCGCTCCCGTCGAAGAAAAGCTGCTGGCCATCTGGGCTGTAAAACAGGTGCGGAAATTTGGAGGTGTGCTTGAACATCCTGCGAAATCAAAACTCTGGCCGGCGGAAAAACTCCCGCTGCCTGGCCGGCGAGACAAATGGGGATTCACAATTTCGGTGGCGCAATACTGGTGGGGGCATAAAGCGGAAAAACTGACATGGCTCTATATCTGTGGATGCGAACCGTCTGATGTGCCACCGACGCCATACTGCATCGGCGAATCAACCCACGTCATCGCTCAAAGTTCCCGTCGCCAAAAATTGCGGCTACGGCCGGAAGTAACCAAATCCGAGCGCGAGCATACCCCGCCCGCACTCGCCGCTTGGCTCGTCGAATTGGCTAGAGGCTGCGCCACGGCGTCTAACGAAAAAAGCTGAGACGCAGCGGGTCGAAGTCAATAAACAACCAACAACAACAAAATAAAAAAATGAAAAAAATAATCAAACTGACAGCGATACTAGCTGTCGTCTCCAGCGCAGTGTTCGGCGTCACCGGCTGTGGCGTCGGCGCAAACGCGCTAAAACACCTTCACTCCAGCTTCACTGGACTCAACCACAAAATCACGCTCTACTCGGCGAATGGGGCGGTCATCAAGGAATGGGTCACGCAAGCCAAAGTCGAAGACAATGGCGGGACGTGCTTCTTTCTCGACGACAAGGACAAGGCCGTAACCATCTCCGGCACGTTCGTAGTGCAAGAACAGTGACGCCTAACGAATGTTATGATAACCACTGCTAGCATCCTTCGCACACAACGCCTGCTTTCCGGCATGTCCCCGGCCTTCCCGATCGCACCTGGTCGACCGAACACAGGCAAGGCCGCGGCGATCGCACTGGCGCGTTTTCTGAACCCGCCGCTGATTGGCCGGCCTTCGCGTTTTGTCGTCCAGGACCGTGAACAGTTCAAATTTCTTTTCGCATGAACCCGCGCAAACTTAAACGAATCCAAGTCCAACCTTCAATTGAAGACGTTCGCCGTGCTGAAGCACGCAGGATTTTTGAACAGGCAAACCGAACGTATGAACACATTTTAATTGCCTCCTATCTAATCTATTTCTTCACCGCGCTAACCATCTCATTTTTTGCCGGTAGGTTGCTCGGAAAGATAATTTTATGGGTCGTCCAATGAAAAATATCTGGCTTGAAATTTTGAATCCGCTTCGGCTTGGCAACCCTCGGCACGAGCTCGGTTCGCAACTGTGCCAGCGCAGCCTTAAACCTTGGATGAAGGGTGATTTGAATTTGTCCCGTGCACGTGTCTCCTTCTTTTGGGATAATGCAACCCTTCGCCACCGGACCGGCCAAATACCATTATGA